ACTAAACTTTAAGTTCCATAAAAAACAAGCAGAGATATTTAAAAGCGAAGCAAGGTTTAAAGTAGCCGCTGCTGGACGAAGAGGGGGGAAGACTTACTTCGCTGCTGTAATGCTCCTTTTAGAAGGTTTAAAGGAAAAGAACCGTTATGGGATTGATTTAAGAGGAAAAGAGGTCTGGTATATCGCTCCTACCTTCAACCAAGCCAAAGAAATCCTATGGAATTTAATTAAAGATATAGGTCAGGATGTAATCGAAAGTACGCTGGAGAACACAGCGACTATTAGATTAATCAACGGTAGAACGATCAAGTTAAAAGGAAGCGACCGTCCTGACACCTTACGAGGTGTTGGTATCTCCTACGCAGTGTTAGACGAATACGCCTTTATGAAGCCCGAAGTGTGGGATTTAATCATTCGACCTACTTTAGCTGATGTAAAAGGTGAAGCTTTATTCATTGGTACTCCAGAGGGTAAGAACCATTTCTATGAGTTATGGATGCAAGCCCACACTGAAGACTCATGGGAAGCGTTCCATTTTAACTCAATGGACAATCCTATTCTCGATCCAGAGGAAATAGAAGCTGCTAGAAAGGCTATGTCTCCAGAAGCGTTTAGACAGGAGTTTGAAGCTTCTTTCGAAGCCGCTGGAGGGGGAGCGTTTAAAGAGATTGATTTAAGATATTCAAAAGAATCCCCAGAACCAGGATATACCTATATCACTGTAGACCCTGCTGGATTTAGTGAGGGTAAGGGATTGGTTAAATCAGGACTTAAAAAACTCGACGAGATGGCTATCTGTGTAACTGAGGTCTCTCCCGCAGGTTGGTTTGTTAAAGACGTAATTCATGGGCGATTTGGGATTAGAGAGGCTTCTTTAAAGATTATTAAAGCCTGTAAGGACTATAGACCTGTTTGTGTAGGGATTGAGTCAGGGTCTTTAAAAAATGCCCTTGATCCTTATTTAAAAGACCAAATGAAGCGATTAGGCATTTACCCTAACGTAGTTCCCTTAACTCATGGTGGAAAGAAGAAGACCGAGAGAATAATTTGGGCATTACAGGGAAGACTTCAGAACAACCGTATTTTTATTAAAAAGGATGCAGAATGGACAAAAGCACTTGTGGATCAACTAATGGACTTTCCTAACCCTATGGCGCATGACGATCTAATCGACGCTCTGGCTTATACAGATCAAGTAGCGAATACAGTTTATAACATTGAGTCTTTTGAAAACTCTGATTACGTTCCTTTAGATAGTGTGGCTGGATACTAAAATGGCAGATATGACAACAACTGATCTCTCTACTGGGGATATTAACTCAGAGAAAGTCGATAATAAATCAAGCCTAGTCTCATGGGTTATCGAGCAATCCCAACCTTGGACTGATTACCGCAAGAGTAACTTTGAAGATAAGTGGGATGAATACTACCGTCTATTTAGAGGTATTTGGGCTGCTGCGGATAAATCAAGGGATTCTGAAAGATCAAAACTAATAGCGCCTGATTTACAGCAAGCTATAGAAATGGCTGTATCTGAACAGGAAGAGGCTACTTTTGGAAAAGGAAGGTGGTTTGATCTTGAAGACGACCTTGTAGACCAAGCAAAAGAAGAAGGGAAGGATATTGAAGCCTATAGAAATCTCCTTTTAGAAGACTTAAACCTAGCTCAAGTTCCTTCGGTTATATCTGAAATCTTCTTAAACGGTGCTTTATACGGTACAGGTATAGGAAAGATCGTAATTGAAGAGGTTGAAGATAAATCAATCTCTCAAGGGTCTTTTGAAGCTGAGAGTAAAACAGGAACAAAGATTCAAGTAAAACTCGTCGCTATTCATCCTGAAGAGTTTGCTATTGATACAGCAGCTAGAACGATTGACGAGGCTTTAGGCTGTACTCATACAACTATCGTACCAAAACACAGGGTTGTTGCTAAACAAAAGAGTGGAGTCTACCGTAATGTAAAGATCGGTGGAATGACTGATAGCGATTTAAAAACAAGTGAGAAAGACGAATTAAGCGATACCTCTTTAGATACAAAAGTAAAAGTAATGGAGTATCACGGCCTTATCCCTAGACATTTATTAGAAGATATCGAAGAGAGAGCTGAGACTTTAGAAGAGGCTTTAGGAATAGAGTCAACTGATTTAGAAGATGCTGACCTTGTAGAAGCTATTGTAACAATAGCCAATGATTCGATTCTTTTAAGAGCAGTGGAAAACCCGTTTTTAATGGGTGATAGATGTTTTATAGCTTATCAACATGACACGATCCCCAATAGGTTCTGGGGAAGGGGGGTGGCAGAAAAAGGATATAACTCACAGAAAGCTTTAGACGCTGAACTAAGGGGTCGTATTGATGCTATGGCCTTATCTATCCACCCTATGATGGGGGTTGATGCAACCCGTATCCCGCGAGGAGGTGATCTATCTGTTCGACCTGGAAAGAATATTCTTGTTAATGGTGATCCCGCTACAGTCCTAAGACCGTTTAATTTTGGTCAAGTCAACCCAACTACTTTCACTCAAAGTGGTGAATTGGGAAGAATGGTTCAAATGGCAACAGGCTCTATGGACTCAGCTACTCCTATAGGTCAATCTCCTAGAAATCAAACAGCTTCAGGCATGAGCATGATCTCTGCTGGCGCGGTCAAGAGATCAAAGAGAACCCTGTCGAATATTACCAGATCGTTCTTGAGTCCTTTCATACATAAAGCTGCGTGGAGATATATGCAGTTTGATCCTGAAAGGTATCCTGCAATAGATGTTAAGTTTGTTGTCCATTCTACTCTAGGCATCATGGCGAGAGAATTGGAGCAACAACAGCTTTCAGGACTTTTAAATACAACTAAACCAGACTCACCTGGATACTGGATGTTAATAAGCTCGATTTATGAAAACTCATCTATCTCTAATAGAGAGGAAATGATGAATTTAGCTAAAGGTCTTTTAGAACAATCAATAAACCCTCAACCAGACCCCATGCAGCAACAAATGATGATGTTAGAAATGGAGGCTAAAGCTAAAGAGCTTCAAAAGACTGAATCTGAAATTGTATTAAACGTAGCTAACGCTAACGCGACTATGAAGAATCAACCGGACGGTTCTAGTAAGGAAAGTTTAGACGCTCAGATTAAAGTTTTAATGAATCGTGAAGACAACGCTACTATTTTAAAGAAAGCTATGATTGATTCTGAAACCAAGAAGGTTATTGCTTTTAATACAAAAGATGAACCAAAAGAAAAGACAGAAGAAAAAGAGCCAAAGAATAAAAGTATCAGCTTCAAAAGAGAAGGTGGGAAGATTGTTGGCGTAGATGTAAAGGCTGAGTAATGGCTCTTTCTGGGAATCAAATAACCCGAATTGGTGTAGGCGGTGGTGGTAGAGCTTATGCTCCGTTCCTTGCTAAGACAGCGGCCACTGTTGACCCTCAAGTAAGAGGTGGTTCAAAGAAAAAACTCCTTGAGCGTGAGGAAATAAGAAAACTTGAAAGAGAATTAGCTAAACAGTTAAAAGAAGCTTTTAAGCTTGAACAGCCTATTAAGAAGATTGTTCAAGAGATTGAGGAAATAAAAGCAGAAGTTAAGGCGAGACCAGAGTTTCTTAAACTTCCTGAATTGCTGAAAGTTATTCCAAATAGTCTAGCCAAGCCTGTAGAACCTATAAAGGTTAAAAAGCCTGTTAAAAAGGCTGTTGAAAGATTAGAGAAGTTAGTAGTTGATAAGCCACTAACCCCATTACAAGCATTGCAAGTTAAGTTTGATCTTCAAACAGAGGAAATTAAAGAGCTTAAAGCCTCGCTAGAAGCAAAAGAGCGCCCTATAGAGGTCGTTAAAGAATTTGTAGAGGTTGATGACATTTTGGCAATTCTTATATCCCTAATGGAGATTAAATGAACAAAGAATATATTGAAGGCCAGTTCAAAATGTTTGAATCAGAAGGGTGGAAAGAATATCAAGCAGACTTAATAAAACAATTAGAGTCAGCTATTCAATCAGCCGATACTTCTTGTATTACTAATGATTTATGGCAACAGCGTAGAGGGAATATAGAGACCCTACGTTATGTTACTAATTGGGAGACAATAATTAGAGAATACGTTAAGAATATGGAGAGTG